TCAATTCATTTTCCTTTTTCTATTCCGCTCGCTCTGTACCTCTGCCATACACATCTTGCACCATGACGCTTTCAGATGGTATTCCTTACCGTTACGACGGGCTGTCCTATCGAAAAACCGAGATAACGGAAGCGCTCTACCACAGTGGGTGCACAGCTTCCGCTCCACTCCGTCAATCACCACCCGGTTACGTGGTTTCCTTCTAACAATTTCGCATGGTCCGCATTCGGACGCACCGTACCTCCTACAATATGCAAGTGAGTGCTTGCCGCACTTGGCGAAGGTGGTGCAATCCGAACGGGGAACTGTCTGGTGAATGTTCATATGCCTCTGTTTTATACGTCAAATAGACTTGTTTGAACTAAGGTTCCCTTCTTTGTTTTTATCTCTCCGAAGCATTCTGAACGAAATCTTTTTTCTTGAGATTCAAAATACTCTGTATCTATTTCTGTAGCATAAAAATCAAATCCCAATTTAAACGCAACAATCCGACTGCTTCCACTTCCTAAATGGGTATCGAGTATCTTATCTCCCGAATTGGCATATTTCTTGAAGACCCAGTGATATAATGCTTTAGGCTTTTGTGTTGGATGTATTTTTGTTTCTTTGTTTGCTCCTCCGGTATTGGATAAATGGATAATAGCTGCAGGACAATCAAATGAAGTCCATGCAAGTTCAAATTGGGAAAAATTCTCCCACGGTTGCATCTTGTCCCAACACAATATTCCCCGTGTAGGTGGAAGATGGAAATAATTCCCACCCCATATAATCTGATTTCGGCTTATTCTGAACAATTCTTCAAAGTATTCATCGGTAGGTTTGGATAAATCCCAATCACAAGACATTGTATTTAATGCTCTGTTTCTCAGCTTGCCTGCTCCTTGATTTAATCTTCCCTTTTTCAGCCGTTGCGCAACGCTTTCGCCATTGTAGCCACCATGTTTACGGTTCAAGTTGGTTCCCATTGTCATATTGGGTGCATTTATTCCATAAGGAGGATCTACTATAGCTAAATCAAAAAACTTGTCAGGAATATCCTTCATGTATTCCATACAATCCATATTGTACACCTCACTTATCGGCATGATTCAATCCTTTGGTTTCATTGTTTCTGCTTTTTCTTGCAAGTTCATCAATCATTCGCTGATACTCCAATTGTTCGATTTTCTTTTCAATCTCTATGTCCATGATTATTTACCGTTTGTTTCTTATTTGGATAAACCCTCGTTTTTCGCATTCCTTCAACAGTTCCATATCTTCATCCCTTATATCGCATGGCGTCTCATGATTAACACTCATGTAATCCGATATGCCAAACTTTTTGCATATATCATAGTAAAAGCGTCTTTGCCTGTCTCTTGTCGTCCAACATATTGTAAGTCTCATACTTTATTGTCAAATTTATGCTTTCGCCACTACTTACGTAAACTGATACTACATACACGATTTGCCGCTCGTTTCATGGCTTCTGCATCTCCACTTTCCACAAGCTTACGTTCACGTTCAAGATACTCGGCATAGGAAATTCTGTTGTTGCCACGTTCTTCTATCTCCTTTTGGCGTTGTATCCGGTATTGCTCACGCTCATAGCGTTCGATGTCGATACGGCGTTCCCTGATATAGTCAAGCATGGCACTTGTAATCTTCATCGGGTCTATAGCACCATAGAACCGTCCATATTTACCTGACTTAAACCGTGCAATAAAAAAGCATATCTCAGCCGCATTAAGGTAATAATACTCAGAAATAAATATCTCTGCCAACTCATTAAGCTGCTCCCTGGCAATCTTGGTAGATACCTCTGCAAAGTCATTAAGTGTGCCGAATTGGATTTTCAACCATTCCAAAGGGGTTTCATCTCCATAAGTCGAAGCCAATAGCCCTAATGTAGGTATGGAGGAATTCATGGCTAAATCAGAGAGGGTCGCCTTGCATCTGACAATTTTGAACTGCAAATCGGGATTGTAATCAAGAATGAATTGTGCTGGGTCAGGATATTTATTCAATAACGCCCTCTGCTTCAAGTTCTTTTCTTTTTTTTGCGGCAGCTTCTCTGACGGTTGTAGCGACTGCAAGAACTGAATCACGTTTTCGCTGCTCGCTATCCTGTTGATTTTTACTAAGTCTTGTCCCATTATAGTTTCCTTCCAATATTTTAGTAAAGTTTGCTTGTTTGAAAATCCAATCAAAGTCACATTTCCAATTGCGGTCATTAGCTCCCAGCAGGAACGGGGATTGAAGAATGAGATTGAAAACAGTCCTCACTGACTCTTTTCCATATTGGGCTATCCGGGCTTTTACAGCCTTTTTTCTCACATCGGTCATTGATTTTATCTGCTGGAGTCTATCTTTGAATGTGGAATTATAGTATTCCATCAATCCGCTGTAATCAATCTTTTCAGAAAGAGAGGGCGAAGAAAGCTTGTCTTTCTTTGATACTCCATCAGGAGTATTTTCTTTCTTTTGCTGGGAAGATATATCTATATACTCTCTTTCTTCTTCTTTCTTTGTATTTGTGCCCTCCGTGTGCCCTGATTTTTGCAAAAGTTCGGATTGCGGCAGATTGTTGTTCACAGACTGTGCCCCAAGTTGTGCCCTTAGCTGTGCCCATTCGGACTGTAATTCTTTGATTTTCTTTTCAATATCTGTGCCCTTGCATGTGCCCTTACTTGTGCCCATTGGATTATATTCTTCATATTTACATAGGGTTATAAGGTTCATTCCCTGATTGCACTCAACAGTTATCATACCTTTTTTCTTAAGATGCACAAGAAAGGAACGCACTTTCTTTTCAGACCATTTCCAGCGTTGAGATAAAAATCTTATGGATGCAGGATATTGACCTCTTGAATAAGAGATTTCTCGACCTCCGATACTCTCCTTTCGGGGCGTTGCCTCAAATCGTGCAGACTGGATTAAGTCTAACCACGCTTCACAACTGCTAAAAGTACGGGCTTCATTCCACATTTCATTCGAGAAAAACCTGCGGCTTAGCCTCAAAAATCCTTCGTCCATAATTTTAGAATCTCACGTTTGTTAATTGCCTTCCTTTCGAGTAAACTGCCCATTTCCCATTTCCGCTATCAAACAACCGTAAGTCCGACACCTCTCCGAAACGTTTGATATTACCACATAAATCCACAATCCAGCCACATTCTTTGGAAGGATGTGGGCGGATGGCACGACCGACTATCTGATACCACATAGCAAGTGACATTGTAGGACGTGCCATAACGACTGTATCAAGTTCCGGATAGTCAAAGCCGGTGGTTAATACCCCGACATTCGCCACTACCGAAATTTCACCAGCCTTGAACGCTTCAAGTATCCTTTCGCGCTCACCTTTTGGGGTGTCACCCGAAACGATTGCGGCTCCGGGTATAGACCAGGTAAGCCGCTCCGCTTCTTTCAGAAAACGGGTAAATACCAAAATACCTTTCCGTTTTCCTCCGGCTTTGGGATTCATCAGCCTTTGGACAATATGAATGAGATAGCCGTAAAAGTCTATCCGTTCATATTCTCTCTGAACTGACCTATCCGTGTAGTCGGCACCAGTGGTATTTACTTTCAAATTGAGTTCGTTCCATCCCGAAGGATTCATTGGATAATAATTTAGTTTTGCTAAATATCCCAAATCTAATAGGGTTGATACCTGTACATGGTAAATGACCTCTGAAAAGACATGAGGCTTTGTCCGGGTGATGAATTTCAGCATAGAGCCGAAATCACGGCTAGAGCTTAAACGGTATGGTGTTGCAGTCAAGCCAAGAACCTTGCACTTTACCGCATCAAAGAAATCCTTGTACATTCCCTCTTTAGGGTTTACAAGGTGGCATTCATCAACAATGATGTTCTTGAAGTGGGTAAACAGCTCAGGATGATTCTTCACACTGCCGATGGTGGCAAATGTTATCCGGCTTATTTCTTTTGAGTTAAAGGATGCTGAATAGATACTGCAATCAAGAATACCGTATGAACAGAGTTTCTTGAAATTCTGTTCGAGTATTTCCTTCGAGGGCTGGAACACCAAGGTATGACCGTCAAGCCTTGCGGCTATATCCGCTATGATAAGCGACTTTCCGCTGCCCGTAGGTAACACCATAATGGCATTTGTTTTCTTCGCCTTATTGTTAAAGAAAGAAACGGCAGCATCAGAGGCTTTCTGTTGATAATCTCGTAATACATAACTCATAAACCTTTCTCCTTTCGTAACTTCTTATTAAGTGCTTTGTAATACTTGATTAGCTGTTCGTACTCAAAATCAGTCATTTTGGAAGTGCTGGCAGCTTTCACTTTTAGCAAATCAAATTTCTGTTGACCGATTTTAGCAATTAGATTCACCCGATAGCCTTCCAAATGATCAGCTTTGAATCTGTTGCAGTGTCGGCATTCGGCATGGCAATTATTCTCATCAAACCGTGTTGCCAAATGTGTACGACTGAAATAGTGCCCGCAGTCCGCTTGTGTAAGCGGCTTTATCTGTCCACATGATATACATCGGAAGGAACCGTTTGGCATACAATCACGAAGCCGGATGAAAAGGGAAAACTCCTTGTCGAGTTTAGCTTTCAAATCCGGCTTCTTCTTTACTGTTACCCCTGCTTTATCAAACAAGGGTAAAGGCTTGTCTTTCTTCTTAGCCTTTTTCTTTATGTAGTACATACTTTCTGATTTACCTAATTAAAAGCCCCGAAGCGTATTCTCCGGGGCACAACCATTATTTAAGACCCGTGCCATTTATGTGTGGCTCACATTTATGAGGGGCGTGACAGAATCGAACTGCCCTCCTCTACAATGCTGCGCATTACATTAGTCACACCAGCCAAACGCCCCATATTCACCTGCCCAATCTTCACAGACCGAGCAGGCAGGTTAACAAAGTTATTCCATATAAGCCATTGAAAACTCTTTCGGAATAAAACGCCCGACCGGGATAGGTTTAGCAGATTCAATGGCTGTATGGATTTCCCTCTTTCTGAACTCATGTCCCTTTTCTTTGGCTTGTTTCTCACATTCTTCCTCTTTGTTTTTGAGATAGTGGGTAATAAGCATCATCGCTCTGTCAACGTTGAAGGTGTTCACGACAAAAGTCTGAACTCTCTCGTCTTCATTCTCCCCATCCGTGAATGTGATTTTCGTCTCAATCTGGTAGAATTTCTTTTCATTCGGTTTAGATTCTTCGTCACTATCTTCCATCTCATCGTCCATTTTGTCAACGTATTCTGCCATAGTGATTTCATTTTTGAGATAGGCAAGCGAAGCATCGTCAACCTTACGTTCTTTCAAGTTGTCAGTAAGAATCACGCAGGAATCGAACTCCTTTATCATTGTCAAGGTGAACCCGAACATATAGTTTAGTTCGATGTAATCTTTCAAGATACTACAAGTATTCTCCAATCCGGTGGCATACAGCAGGAACTTATGTTTCTTGTCACCTATTTGCGCTTGAGCGATGTACGGATATAAAACGCTGTTCTCATTCTCGAACGCCAAACGGTTCTGGTTGCTGACTTCCACTTCCTTGATACCGTCTGCTTCCATACTGAAACGAATTTTCGCCAAAGTGTCTTGGTCTATCAGCGTGCCACGGTCAAAAAGAATTTCATTCCGTTCGATGGTTACTGTTTCACCTGTATCTTCATCAATGAAAGATTCCTCCCATGTTTTGAGGACACGTTTTGCAAGGTACATGTTGAGCATCTTTTTCGGGTCAGATGTCACATACCTGATTTCTGTTTTTCTTGTTTCTATCATAACTAAATAAATTCTTGATTTCTTTGTATTTCCTGCTGTTCCTCAAATTTCCAACAATATCCACCTGCTGTTTTTCTTTTGTTGTTACAACATTGTGAGATATTTTGAAAATTTATGCCGGTATCTCTACAAGCGTCCATTAATGTCAAATGTCGCTTTATAAAAGCTCCATTCTTATCTAATTGAATAACTACTTTACCTTGAGATACGGCCCTTCTTCTTTGGGCAGTACCATAACTCAAATTATAAGCGTGAGTACACCATTCCAAATTAGACAAGCTGTTATTGCTTTTGTTTTCATCTTTATGATTTACAACTGAATACCTATGAGGATTGGGTAAAAAAGCCTCTGCTACTAAACGATGAATGTTAAGTGTATGTGAGCGTCCGCCTTTGAATAGGTTTACACATTTATATCCACATCTATCTTGTAGTTTAAGGATATGCGGCTTTTTCTTCATTAATTCACCATTTTGTAGTCTTACGTAACTGCATATAGATTTAATTCTACCCCTGTCTGATACTTGATATAAACCTTCATATCCGACAACATCTTTCCATATTTCTGCCATTATAAATAATCTTTATTTCGTCCAATCTCTATTTCCATTAGTTGAATCAATCTATCTTCATCAGCAGAAGGTAAATATATTCCGCATTCAGCACTTGCCCAATTACGAAAACGGGTAATACTTGTACTCATTTCTGCACTATCTAAATCAGCAGAGCTGCGCAATATCTTTATCCGTCCCAAATACTTGTCGTCTCTCTCACGAATGAAAATGGATGGATTAACAAGCTTTTTATAATACTGTTGCTTCACCCACTCCAACGTGTTTCCGGTCTCACACGCAAAGTAACCTAAAATCACATGCAAATATTTATTGCTTTGCAGGCTTCTTTTAGGCTTTTTCTCTGTGAGTTCTACAACCTTACCGCTTTCTGCGAGCTTTGCAGAACGAGCCTTAAATTGCTCTTTCTGCAAAGGGTTTGAAGTATCGTAAAGGGACATACGCTAAAAAGGCAAATCATCCTTTACATTGCCATTAGCATCAACCGGAGGCGGGAAATTCTGCGGCTGTTGCTGATAAGTCGGCTGAGGTGTAGGTTGTTGTATCGATGTTGTCTGTTGGGATTGAGATACACCGCCACGCGCTTCTATTTTATAGCATCGAATGGATACCATACGTTTGAATTCTCCGTCTTGATTCGTCCAAGAACGCCCTTGTAAGACAAATGATACAGTAACAACATCACCCTGATTAAAGCGGTCAAGTTCTGTACACTTGTCACCCGAAAACTCTAAGGGAATAATGTTCTCATACTCGCTACGCTCTCCCGTATAAGGGTCGTAAGTGGTAGCATCTAAAATAAACTCCCGTTTTGTAAATGAGGAACCACCGTTTTTGGATGGTATTTGAACGGTTTGTCCGATTTCGATTATCCGTCCGGTTATTTGGTTTGCCATTAATTTTCTCCTCCAAAAATCTTTTTATCGGTTATAAGTTCTCTGTTTTCTTCCAAAAACCGGATAAATTCCTCACAATGATTAGTGAGAATAGGAATATCACGTTCTGGATTGAAAACGTATGTTTCTGTATAGGTATCTACCACAAAACCGCCTTTATTGAACTCTACAATGTTGTACTCAAATATCCGTACATCCGAACCGTTCTTCATCAAAGCGTAAGGATAAACCAAATGTTGATGGTGGTCTTTGAACTTCCCTACGGTATAGCTTCCAGTTGTTTTGATGTCGTGGATGCTGGCCGGCATCAGCTCGTCAATCACCCCATAAACCAAAACATTGCCGTATGCGGTTGAAAGAATCGCTTCTACCCTTTGTTGGGTCAATGCTCCTTTGAAGTAACCGGCGAACTCTCGGCAAAGTGAGATTGGGAAAGTAAAAACACGATTATTATAGGTAACTCTCAAACCTATAACCTCGTTGGTCTGAACCTCATCGTAATACAAAGGTTTACCTGTTTCGTCACAAGCTCCTTCGCGTATTGCCTTATATACCTTTTCAACCTGCACCGTTTCGGATTTCCGATTTTCAACCATACAGTCAATAACCTCATTAAAGGCTGTTCCCTTGTCTGCCGCTTCGCTGTCGAATGGCCTGCGGTTAATCCGGTCTATCAGTTCTTGAAACTGCTTCTGCCGAAACTCTTCTTCCGTATATGGTGGATTCTCACTCCACCCATAATAACGCTCATATATGACATCGCTATTAAGGTAATTGAAGTAAGAATCCAACAATGTTGCATATATACGATAGTTAGGCTGCATCTGAGTAGATTTTAGTTTCCTTATTGAATACCAGTCCCAAAGCCTTTACCTTTGCAGCAAACAAACTTCTCGCCATCATCAAAGAACTACCAACGTGTTCAAACTCATTGATATGTGAAGCGAACTCATTAGCGGAGTTGGCATCGGTGATAAATTCAATGCTTTCTTTTATTTCTTCTATCACCTTGTCATACTTTTCCTGCGCTTCCTTCTTGGCAGCAAGCATACCCAAATACGAATTGATTATCTTGGCGGTGATAAAGTCGTTCTTTGCGGTTGGATTACCATTCTTGTCAAGGATGGTAGGAACTTCCATCACTGAAGGAAGATTGCATGTATTCTTACCGTCATTTCTTGAAGTCGGGTCAAAAGTTATAGTGCGTCTTTGAACACCTCTTTCGCTTTTCATTTCAAGATAGCCGAGCAAATCCAGTTCGGTAACGATGGAGTTGTAGGACTTTTCACGCAAGGCAGGGATAAACACGGTATCATCACCTTCTTTCCGTGTGTCGCGATGGGCAACGAAAATGATGTGCTTGTTAAGCCCCGAAAGTGTTCGTGTCATCCATGAAAACTCCGCATTGATACCACTCCAATCCCTGATAGACGGTTGGCGGCTGCCACATTTATAAGTAATGATGAAATCCATCATCTTACCGATAGTATCAACTACAATGGTCTGATAAGCAGACAAATCCTCCTGCAAGACCTGTTGAACATCACTCCATGAAGTGACCTGTACGGTATCTATGTTTTCCAAATGCGCCATATTCATACGCTTAACGCCATTATCGAAATCCAATAATAACGGTTTCGGTGCGCTCAATGCCACTGTTGATTTTCCCATACCAGCTTGGCCGTAAATCATCATTTTCACTGTGGTAGGGATTACTAATTCATTTGATTTTTTGATAAGACTCATAATAGTAAAATTTAAAGGGTTAATTATTCTCTTTCTGTAGAATAGCATCTACATCACTTTTTCGGTACAATCTCTTACCTCCTATTTCCAACCTGCACAAATATCCAATTTTATGCCATCTCCATAAGGTTGACTTATCGGTATGTAGAATCTGACTTGCCTCTTTAATGGTTAAGTAGTCCTCTTCCGGTCTGATGAAAGAGTCCCTAATACTTCTCACAGTCTTTTTTACAAGATGTTCTGCGAACTCTTTCAAATCAGTGGACTTTATTGTCAAAGTAACATTGGCACCACTATTTAAAATATCCTCCATGTTCATTCTCTTACCCTTTCTATATGTTCAATTCTAAATCTTCGTAACCTCCTCATATCACCTTGTTCGTGGTAAAGTGACAAAGAAAATATACACAGTAAGCAACATGCGACGGACACACGGACTATAGGCGAAAAATCCATCGTGAGCCTCACACCGGCTATCCGTTCATAAAGCATTGTTGCAAGTTCTCTCCCATTCCGTACATGCAATATTTCAAAAGCCTTTTGCAATTGGTTATTAATCGTGCTAACCGCCCGGCATTTAAAATTGGCGATTTCCTTTTTCTCATACCCTTGTGCATACATCCGTGCTGTAATCTCGCATTCAGGGGTGAGTTCTGTGAATACCCGTTCCATAATCGTGTGAGTTAGATGACTATGACTCCCTTTTTACAACGACAATACCTTTTTTCGGATAAGACTTTGAAGCCCATTTTTTACCCTCAAGAAGATGCTTGGCATTTAGAAGTGATACGTTGTTGCGGATTGTCTCAAGTGAAGATATAGGCAGCTCTATCGTGGCTCCTCTCTTCATGTTTCTCATTTTCTCTTTACTTTCTACTTTTTCCATAAATGTTATATTAGAATGATTGGTGGGCGTTGACGGACTCGAACCGCCAGTCTCCTCCAATGAGGTGTGTTAACCATTACACCGAACGCCCCAATAAGAAAGGTGCGCTATCTTCACAGACGGCACACCCAGTACAAACACAAAATAAAACACGACAAAACAGTTTATACTAACACTTTTTACGCAACTCCATACCGGTTATCACTGCGAGTATAACAGACAAAATAAATATTGTGGATGTCAATACAATCCCCGCCATGTATAGAGGGCCATCCTTTATTATGGAATTGCATAACATCATTGTCATACACAGCAGTACAAGCAACGAAAAAGAGAACATAATTATCTTCATAACATCGTCATTGCAACCAGTTCATCGCTATAGAATTCTACAAAATCGTGCTTTCCGAACTCTACCATTACTTTATCCCCATTGATGGCGCAAATCGCCCCAATCTTGCTTTCCCATCCGGGATGTTTACACTTAACCGGCATACCTATATATGGCATACGTGATTTATACATACTTTTTCCCATAATCGTGTGATTTTAAATTTTACCGCCCGTACAAGGATGAGGTAAAGCGGTGCGCACTTCGCTTTGCCCGTGGCTTTTAGTACGGTAGTAGCACTAACCTTTGCTGCGGTTGTGCACCCTACCCGATTCTCGCTATCGGATGCCAGTCTTTAGCTGTCAATAGGGCTGTCGTGCGTGATATAATCGTGTGATTAATCATCGTAAAAGAACTTCTCGCCCGGCTTTCTGAAAAGCCTATAACTTGCATACAAGCAGCCTAATACTATCAATGCCTCTATCATACAGCCATTCTATCAAGTTGAAACTCTATGTAATCAATCTCTTCTTGAATAACCTCTAAGGCCTCTTCTTTGGTATCGGTATTACAGAAAGCACAAGCCTCTGTGTCAGACATCTTATCAACTCTATCAAGGTCTATACAAGCCTTATCTAAAGCCTTTTCAAGCCCGTAGGCTTCTACACTGTCACATACTCTAAACTGTCTCATATCAGGCGATTTTTAAAAGGTTAGCTTTCTTAAAGCATCTGAACTCTTGGCGTTCAGTATCATAGTAAGTTTGAACGGTGTCGTTCTTCTTTCTGTTGTCAGTACCAGTGACGGCAGGCATCAACTTTTCATTTAGTGTACCGTAGGCTTCTCTCACAGAACCGTCCACCTTTTGAAAATAGAATTTCACAATCTTGCTTTTCATCTGCAATTTCAATTTCATGTTAGCCCAAGCGCATTTTAATGCTTCTGACATCGTGAAACCGTTCTTGCGAACGAACTGCCATGCAAGGCTCATAACTTCATGTAAAAAACTCTTCGTGCTCATAATCGTGTGATTTAATATGTTTATACTATTTGTATCATCAATCATTTAGTTTATCTTTGCTACGTGATTGAATGATGATGCAAATATACTAGAAGTTCTATATCTAGCATAGAATTTCTAGTTAATTATTGTAAATATGCTAGATTTTCTATAATCAAACCTAGAATATCTATATGACTTTAAAAGAAAGAATGTTCTATCTAATTGAAAAAGAAGGACTTAATCCAAATCAATTTTATACCATCTCTGGATTAGGAAATGGGTACTTAAATAACGTAGGTGAAAGTTTCAGAAAGCCAACGATAGAAAAGATAAAAAAAAGCTTCCCGCATTGGAATATGGACTGGATTCTTTATGAAAAAGGAGAGCCTATTTCCAATATATCTAAAGAAAATATAGAAATTCTAGAAGCCATACCATTAAACCAAAACTATATTATAAACGTACCATTAGTAAATCAATACGCACAAGCAGGTTATTTATGCGGATTTCAAGATGCTGCATATATAGCTACACTACCTACTATACCTTTTATAATAGACCACGAAGCTAAAGGAAACTATGTAGCATTTGAAGTAAGAGGTGACAGTATGAATGATGGAACTGAAGAGAGTTACCTTGAAGGAGACAGACTTCTTTGTAGAGAAATAGCTCCATATCTGTGGGCAGAGTCTAAATTGCATATCCGGAAATGGGATTTCGTTATTGTACATGAAGACGGAATTTTGGTAAAACGAATAATAGACCATAATGTAGAAAATCATACTATTACAATACACTCTTTGAACGATATGTATCCTGACAGAGTTATTGATTTGGCAGAAGTTAGACAAATCTTCAATGTGATAGAATTGCAAAGGCCAAGAAGAAGATAGTTTAAAAGTTTAATATACAAACTATTAAAACTAATACTATGAAATTCAATCAATACACATGGAACCTATATAAGCAATCTTCTGACGGACAAAAAGCTATTAAGGAGTTTGAGGAACCATCCAACAATGATACGATGAT